ACACCCCGGTCAGCGTCAACGTCGGCTACGACTATGGCCAGGTGGAGACTTTCGAGTACGGGAGGGCGGTGGCCGGCGCCGAGTCGCTGACCGACAACGGCACGCCTCAGCCGTACCTGGACACCCGGAGGCCGTAGTTCCAGCTGTAGACATGTAGACACCCCCCTGCAAAAGTAGGGGTGTCTACATGTCTACACCCTCAGACGAAAGAATCCACTCCGGCACGGTGGGGGGAACAATAGATTGTTCACCCGGCACGGTGGTGGGACTGAAGATCCTATAGCTGTAGACATGTAGACACCCCAACAGCCTTCAAACCCGTGGTGGTTCCCAGGAGTTTCCGGCGCTTCAGGGTGTCTACGTGTCTACAACGGCCCTGACCTGCGCAAACACGTAGACACCCCGCAGGTGTCTACACCCCGCATCCTTCGGCGCGTCGTACCCAAGATGTGGCAGCCAAGCCCTACTGTTCACCTGCATCCAGCGCCAAGCCTACCTACGGAGACAGATGAGCCAGAGCGAGAAGAGTGCGCTCTTCCAGGCGCTGAAGGGCGCCGGTGTCGAGTTCACCAAGCACTACCGCGACTACAAGACCGACGAGCTGCAGGCGAAGTACAACGAGCTCGCGGCCGCCGGCGTCATCATGGAAGAGCGCATCGAGCCCCCGGAGCCGGAGGTCGCGCCGACGGCCGGTGCACCGGTAGCCGGCGAGGATACCGACCCGGAGGCGGCCGCGTTCTTCGGCATCGAGGTCGAGCAGCCGAGGCTCGAGGAGCCGGTGAACACGCAGGCGTACGACCCGGCCGCCGCACCGCGGCAGGCTGAGCCCGACCCGGCCGAGTTCGCCGGGCAGCACCTCAACACCAAGGCGCCCGACGAGATCATCCGCGTCGACGACAAGGGCCGACAGTGGATCCAGAACGAGATCCGCAAGCCCGCCACCCCACAGCCTCGCGGCCGCCGCGTGCTGCAGTACACCAACACCGGCACCGAGACGAAGAGCGTCACGCTCGAGGACGGGACCGTCGAGTCCTTCGAGGTGGCCGGCCGCGGCACCCGCACCGCCGAGGTGAAGATCACCCTGCCCTCCTACCAGGTCGGCATCTACCGGGACCCGCGGTTCCCGTTCAAGGTCTACACCTACGGCGGGGTCAACGGCTTCGACCTCTTCGAGGTGCAGGAGTTCTACGGCGGGCCCGAGCTGGTGCCCGCCAGCATCAAGCGGATGTACGTGAGCAACGTGCTCTGCTACGACGTCCGCACCACCATCCAGGCCATCGAGGCCGAAGCAAGGCAGCTCGCGCTGCAGGGAAGGATCCAGCTGTGACCGACCAGACCCCCGAGGCGACCCTCACTGAGCAGGACGAGAAGGACCTCGCCACGCTCCTGAAGGACGCAGGCGAGGTGAAGTACAACCCCGTGCTGCGCATCTGGTCGGAGATCCTCTCCCCGGAGAACCTCACCCACGGCTCGCGCGTGACCATCCCCTGGTCCAACGCGATCCTCAGCAAGTACCACTCGATGACGTTCGCGCTCATGCCGGCGTTCGTCGACCGCTTCCACCAGATCATGACCGACATGGCCGACGCCCTGCGCGCCGAGATCGCCTCCGACCCCGACTGCCTGAAGTGGCACTCGGTCGAGGAGGACGTCCAGGAGAACCGGGCGCACTACATCCAGCTGCTGCACCACTGGCAGAAGACGCTCCTGGTCTGGGAGACCATCTGGGACTGCACGCACCCCGAGGCCGCGGCCCACGTCGCCGCGCTCGGCGAGGCCGGAGGCTTCTTCTTCGGCGAGACCGGGCTGGCCGCCCACCTCTCCCAGATCGGCCTCGAGTTCGACGACGCCGACCAGGCAGACCTGGCGGCCGAGCTCCAGGCGTACGAGGAGCAGCTGCGGGCCGAGGTGAACGGTGAGTGAGCAGCAGGTCGAGCCGGAAGCCGCGGCTGCCTTCGGTGGGTTCGCTGCGTTTGGCGAGCTCATGGACATCCTGGCGCCGGAGGACGGCGACCAGGCGACTGGTGCGCCGGCTGGAGCGGACGCAGGCGCAGCTGGGTCTGCTGGCGCAGAGGGAGGCGGCGCTGCAGGTGGCGCTGCAGCTGCAGGAGCTGACGCAGGAGGCGCAGCTGGCGCGGGTGCAGGAGTTGTTGGCGGACCTGTCGACACCGGTGCAGCCGGTCCCACTCCCGGAGCCCCTGTCGCTGGAGTCTCTGGTGGAGACGGTGCAGCAGGAGACTCCGGTGCGGCACGAGCAGGAGCTGATGCTGCCGCGGCGTCCGGAGCCGGAGGAGCTGGAGCCGATGCCACCGGCGGAGGATCAGCTCTGGTCCCAGCTGGGTGGACTGTCGAGCACAAGGACGTCACCGCCAAGCTCGGAGAGCTGACCACCGCGCTCGAGGACAAGGTCTTCAACTCCTACCTCGAGACGTCGATGGCCGAGGTCCGCGAGGAGCACAAGCAGTACTTCGAGGCGATCGAGCAGCACCCGCGGCTGCTGGTCGGGCGCGAGGTGCCGGCCATCGGCAAGGAGGGCACCGAGGTCATCCGCGACGCGGCCGACGCTCGGGACTGGCAGGACGCGGTCAAGCAGCTCCTGGTCGAGGAGGTGAAGAGCCGTGCGTCCACCGCGATGGACGAGAACGCCACCTACCTCAACACCCTGCACGCGAGCGTGAAGCTGTTCCAGGACAACGCTGACCTGGTGCCAGGCACCAAGCAGTTCGACCGGGAGCTCGCCGACCGCTTCGCTACGATGGCCAAGCCCTACGAGCTGCGTACCGAGGACGGCAAGCTCAACGGCTACACCATCCCCGTGCAGCCGATCATCGACAGCTTGCGCACCGCGGTGGCTGCCGAGAGGGCCGCGAAGCCCGCAGCACCGGTCGCCGGTTCCCCCGCCGGTACCGGTGCTGCGGCCGCCACGAAGCCGCCCGCCGAGCCTCCGCAGGCTGGAATCCAGTCCAAGGCAGGATCGTCGGCGGAGGGCGCCGAGGACTTCTCGACCCTCTTCGGCACCCTCGGGCTGCCGAACTTCACCATCTGATTGGAGAGCACGTGACCTTCCGCGACAACAACTTCACCGACAACATGGCGTCGGTCGCCAGCCAGTACGCCACGGCGGCTGGCATCGAGACCGACGACGAGGGCAAGGCACCTCACATCGACGTGCCCAACGAGGACCAGAACGGCGAGCCCGTCGACCTGGCCAACGTGGGCGTGCCGACCGACACCGTCGTCGAGGAAGAGCCGGAGACCCCGGCCGACCCTGACGACCTGACCGAGGAGGAGCTCGAGGAGGCCACCGCCCCTGAGAGCGAGACCGAGGAGGAGCAGGCCTGATGGACAGCCGCGAGCTGACCAACATCCTGCTCATCCTCATCCTCATCGCACTGCTCATCCCCGTCGTACGACGCTGACAGAGAGGTAGGGCCGTGGCCCGGTTCCCCGTTCACTACCGGCCACGGCCCTATCAGGCCGAGCTGCACACCATGTGGCGCAACAAGCGCTACGGGATCGCCGTGCTGCCCCGCCAGTCCGGCAAGGACGTCGCCGCCTCCATGGAGCAGTGCGACGCCCGGCTGCGTACCGCCAAGACCACCGGCGTGTACATCTCGCTGAACAACCCGATGATCCGCGACATCCTGTGGGACAAGACCTACATCGACCCGGTCACTCAGGAGTTCATCAAGGGCCTGCAGGACAACGTGCCCAAGGACAAGGTCGACTGGAAGAACACGGTCATGGAGGGCCGCTTCTTCAACGAGAGCCGGCTCAAGCTGCAGGGCTACTTCCAGTCTGGCACCGACACCTCCGGTGTAGGTACCTCGTTCCAGGACTACACGATCACCGAGCTCGCGCTGTTCCACCGCGAGGACCCCATCCCCAGGCTTATCCCCATCCTGGACAACGAGCACGAGAACAAGCGGCTCATGGTGGTGAGCACTCCACGTGGCAAGCGGAAGAACCCGCTGTGGGCGCTGATGGAGTCCCTGCGTGACAACCCGCAGGCGCAGGTCATCATCCGCACGATCGACGACCTGAACGAGATCATGAGGCGCAACGGCCTGCCGCCGGTGCGCACCCAGGAGCAGCTCGAGCTGACCCGCGAGTCGTACCGCAAGAGGTACGGCAACGACCGGATGTTCGAGCAGGAGTACTACGTCTCCTTCGAGGAGATGGACGCGGCCGCCGTGTACGGCGAGGCCTACATGCAGATGGAGCGCGACGCCCGTATCCACGACTTCAACCTCAACCCCGGATACCCGGTCTACGTGCAGTTCGACATCGGCGCGTCCGGCATGCACAGCGACGCCACGGCGTGGGTCGCCTTCCAGTACATCAACGGGCGCATCTTCATCTACGACTGCGGCGAGGGCCACGGCAAGGCGGTGCCCGAGTACATCGACGTGCTGAGGGAGAAGCACTACTTCAACCAGATCGCCTGGGTGATCCTGCCGTGGGACGCCGAGCACCACGAGAAGGCCGTGAACACCACGCCGGCCGACATGGTGCGGAAGAAGTTCCCGAACACCGCGGTGCTCGCCAAGAGCAACAAGGTCTACAAGCTGCCCGGCGGGCGGCAGGGTGACTTCGACATCATCACCGACATCCAGCAGGCCCGCCTCGAGATGTACAACCTGATCGTCCACAAGACGAACTGCCAGTGGTTCCTCGAGTGCGTCGAGAACTACAAGTACAAGTTCGACGCGAAGACCGGGCTCTACTCGGACAAGCCCGCCCACGACAAGCACAGTCACATGATGGACGCCTACCGCTACGTGGTGCAGGCGACCAAGGAGCTGGAGTTCTTCGGCGGCCAGTTCTTCGACGCGCCGAACCCGAGCGGCCGGGCCTCGTCCGTGGACTACGAGCAGGACTACTCAGGAGTGTGGTGACGATGGGCAACCGGAAGAAGAGCAAGGACGAGAAGACGTTCGTGCACTGCATCGAG